CTAAAGGTAACTCGCCACAACTAGATCTATTTAAAGATGCTTCTAAAAGTAAACAACCTCGAAATTTATTTAAAAGTATGATTGACCTTGTTAAAAACGGTGGTAGACATGCCATGTCAATGGTTAGAGGTTTGCCAGTATTATTACCATTAGCAGCTGTTGCAGGTCTTACATACGTTCTTAATAATAAAGAATCATCAGAAAAACTTGCAAGGGCCGATAAAGCTGAAAAAGTATCAGGAACTACGACTAAAGAAAGTAAAGAATTTTTTAAAGGAACTACCTCATATATGGATGATACTATTGGTGCTAAGATCCTTACAGAGTTTAGACCAGGACAATATAGAAAAGGTGCTGGTATTGAAAAAGATACTTCTGATTTAAAGAACTTTTTTCAACAATCTAATAGATTAAAGAAACTAGCTAAAGAATCAAGTATTGATGGCGGATTATATGCTGCGGCAGCTTCAAATAATCCTCAATCAAGTATGAAAGCTGGTTCATCAAATACTAATATTGACGCATCTACAATTAATTCTAATAATATAAGTAACGCTGCCGTTTTTGGCGGCAGCGATAACGTTATGGATTTTGGAGATCAAATATTAGCGAAAGCTAATTAATCTTGCTTTGCAAGTTTAGAGAAATAAGATAAAGTATCTTCATCTTCACTGCTCATTTCTTCAGCAGTAACCGGCTCAATAGCTGGCATTGGTTCATTTAACTTAATCTCTTCTTTCATAGTATAGGCACCAGTATTTGATTGCTCACCTAATACTCTCATCAATTTTGATTTAAGATCATCATATGACTTATAGTTTTTAGGATTAGTAAACTCTGATAAGTCATGTAACTTTCCATAAACTTCTTCTAATTGAGCTTCATCTGCATTTAATAGTGATGCTGCTGAAGCAAATTCAGATTTGTCATAGTTTCTATAACCTTCAACATTTCTGATCTTAAGTTTAAAATCAGCACCTTCCCAAAAATCGAATGGATCTACTGGTGTCTCATCAGCAAATGAAGGATTCATAATATCAGAAATCTTATCAAAAATCTTCTTACCAAATTTATATAAGAATACCTTACCTTCATTTTGAGGTGCAGATGGATCACTTACAACGTAAATATTAGTTACGTAATGTAATCTTCTTTTTTGAGTTCTTGCTCTATCTTTATCAGATTCTATGCCTGAGTTCCATAGNCTTGAGTTAAGCTCACCAACTGGATCAGGTTGACCAATTGAAGTTAATGAGTTTTCAATATACCATTGACCAGTAGGGCCTTTAAAACCGTGATCCCAATATCTTACAAATGGAAGGTTCTCTTCTGTACCAGGAAGAAATCTGATAACAGCGTAACCATTACCTGCTTTATCAACAGTTGGTTTCCATATTCTATCGTCGATATATGACTTAGTTTCACCACTAGTAGTGGCTTCTGCTGCTTTGATAATTTTATTGAGATTAGAACCGCGATTGCGTTTTAGTGTAGCGAATGACATTGTATTGTCTCCTTATTTGCTGAAATATTAACTGAAATATAATAGTATATATACACAGTGTTTAGTTGAATAGTGATAAGTCAATGGCATTTTTCTTAGGTAAATAATTCAAATCCATTGCCTCTGCTTCAAGCTTATCTTTAATAACTGGTGATATAAATTTTCGAATGTCTTCTAATTCTATATCGTTAGTTTCACAGACTTTAATGATGGCGTCCATATATGGCATCTTAGATTCTGCTACGACATTTTCGATAAGCTTCGTAAATTTAGACTTTGTTAAAAATTGTTCTTCTATTTTCATTTGTCTAAAACCCTTAATAATATTGTGTCTTTGTTAATTCGACCATTAGCTTCTTTACGTTTTGATGATTTTGCATTCTCTTCAAGAAACTTTGTTATTTGTTTATAATTCTTTGTAAGAATAATAGGAAAGAATTCTAATGGCTTTCTAAATTTAATTTTAAAACTTGATTCTCTATCAAAGTTTTTGATAGTAGTACCAGATATTTCAAATCCACGTGGAGCTGCTGTTTCATAATAACACATCTCTCTGTATTTTGTATTGAAAATATATAGTTTTGTTTTTCCAATAATTTGTATAGGATGTATTGATACAATTTTAAAGTCGTTATCTTCTTTTTTGTATTGCATCTTAGCAACCTGTTTGTCAGCCGATGTTGGCTTCTTAATTTTAATTGTACGAGAAGCTTTAGTTGCTGATCTTATTCTTTCAAGATCTTCAATCATTACTGTACATAGTTTAATTCGTTGATTGAGGGTTGACCTTTTAAGGTGGGAGTAACCTTCTACAGCCTGATCACATCTCTTATGGTAAGCATCTTCATAATCAAGTAGCCAACCCTCAATCATAGGCTTAACATGACTGATTGCAGTATTTGTTAAGCCGTGGTACTTGAATCTATCGTATATGTTAAAAGTGGCATCATCACCATCAATCCACTNGTCTTCTAGTTCAAGTAATTCTTGTATAATAGTATTCTTAATCTTACGCACTAATTTATCTTGTGGTGATAAGGTTATGATATTACCATTATCTTTTTTTTCTCTTTGTTTTTCTTCAAGTAAAACTTTACCTTTATCAATAAGAGGTATCATTCTATCAAATAAATGCGATAAAAATTCAGCAGCTTTTTCAGACTCATATGTTTTATTTAAATCGTTATTATACCAAAATGCAGTGGCACCATGATGTGACATTGTAAAACAATATTCTGGATTTGCTAAAATATATTTAGATGGCTTTGGAAAGTTTTTCTTAACCCATGTTTTAACTTGATTTATACAATCTTTTTTATCAACTTCTAAATGAAAATAATTTTTTACTGCATCAAAACCTTTTTCAATTGGTACACCAGCAAGACCAGTTCTTGCTCTTGCTCTTACGGTTTTCTTTTTTAATTTCTTTGTTTGTAATTTCTTTAATCCCATATTAAACTCCCATTTATATGTTATTGATTTTAATGTATTGCTTTGTTGCGCTTCGTACTATAGTTGGATATTCACCAAGATAAGTACCAGCATCTAAATCTTTTTTAGTAACTAAATACTTATGCATATGTTCAATATTATCGTAATCTGCAAGAATATCTTTTGCTAGCTGATCGAATTCACTATCTGGAATTAAGTTTGTATCAAGCTGATAATAGGCAAATGCACACATTAAGTATTTAGCTATTGGATTCTTCATTATTGAGAATCCACTACAGAATCAGTATAAAACTTATCCTGATGAGCAATGTTGATTTTAGTAGATAGAGTAACAGCCAATCCACTGTTTCTATCTAGAAGTCTTTGGGCAAGTTCATCTTGCTCCTCTATTGATAACATTTCTAGATCATCTATCATTCTATTTAAATTAGCCATAAATTAAACTCCCTTTTTAATTTTATACTTATATTATACCATGCTTTTACGTAAATGTACACTAAAATAAACATAACATGTTAATTAGTTTCTACGCATTGTTGCATATTCTTTAGGATCAGCGTCCTTAGTTACGGGTACCATGTTTGATTTATGCATTGTAGCAATACCTGTGATGAAAGTACCAGTATATGCATTTGTTTTAGACTTACCAACAATACGACCCATATGGCCTGTAGTTGGTAGAGAACGTGAAAGCTCTTTATAATTAGGAGCTTTGATTCCGGAATCTTTATTTTTGTTTTTTAATTGATCTGGATGTACACCTCGAGACTTTAGCCATTTATCGTGCTCAGCTTGAGCTTTTATCCAGCCTGGTTTACGAAAAGCTTTTTTCTTTTTATTACTATTATTGTTGTAATAAGCTGGTAATAGATGCATTGTCATAGTTTACGACTCCAAATATCCATAGTTNANTNNANATANCCTATTGCAACAATAATCATTATTACAATTGCATTACGAAAGAACCAGCCAACTATGGAAAAAAATACACCTACAATCAATGCTCCAGCTACTGCGAAGAAGAGGAGTTGAAAAAATAGTGGAAGCATCGATTGTATCTCTGATGGGCTTGGCAATTGCCACTCTCCTATTCGTTAAAATTCTTTGAGGGGCTCTCTAACAATCACTTCTACCTAGGTATGCCCCTCGGCGGTAGAAGCGGGTTGCTTTTATTGTAGGTTATGGTTCCTTGAGTCCAACCAGACTTGTAAACCTCTGAGATTGTCGAGCCTATCGCTCTCCCTTATTCAATCTCTCAACCTTTACTTTCGCTATGTCATTTTAGAACCTCTTTTTTAATTTTATACTTATATTATACCATAGTTTTTTGCAAATGTAAAGGAAAATAAACATAACATGTTAACTAGTTTTATTTTCATACATTTCAAGTTTTTCATTTAGCTCTTTAATTCTTTTATATAAAGCATATTTTTCTTTGGTTTCTTCAGCTAATTGTAATTTTAATAATTCTACTTCACTATAAGTTTTCATCATCAATATCCATTTCAAAAACAAATTCAGTGTTATCGTCATCGTCTAAAGTTAGAGTTACTTCATTTTCTTTTACGAACTTCTCATCAACTTTCTTTTGAAAGCTGATGATATTTGATTTAGGATTTTCCATTACGCCATCTCGGAAGCGGTGTAATGTTGTGGTAACTTATAAGTCTTTAAAGAAGCTAAGTCTGATAAAGTATAAGTACGTATGTTTGTGGTATATGGAAAATGTGATAAAGCATTATTGATTGATTCGTCTTCGGTCTTACCGAAACCTGCAAGATCAATTCCGTTATCGAAAGTCATTTCAGTAATAAATTCGATTTTGTCATTAGTATTTTTCATATTAAATTTCTCCGCTTTTTTGATTTTAATATATATATTATACCATAAAAAAACGGCTTTGTAAAGGAAAAAATGCACTTTTTTCAAAGTTTGTTGTTAACATGTTAAATGTTTTGAATGAATCTTGCAACCAATAAAATTATTAAAATAATTATCATTTAATAATACGTTATTATCAAATTGCAGCTTTGCTTCATGATATGACATGTCACCTTTTGTTTTGCAGAGTTTTAGTATTACTCTTCTAAACTTATCGGTTCCACGTTCTTCCACGAGTACGCATACTTCGTTGGACGAGCCATAATATTGTTTCCAGTCTGACTCTGTACGCGTTCGTACTCGTCTCTTACG